CTGACCAGCAGTTTGCAGAGCAACGAATGGGTTGACTGCCATACCATAACGGGTCTTGAAACCAATCTTAGGTTGGAAAGTATTTTCACCAACCGCACGTACCATCTGAAGAGGAACGTATGGGCAGTAGAACATACCAGCATCATAAGGATTTGAACCCTTATAACCAACCGTCAAATATTGTGAACCAGCATATGGGTCAATGTATACACGATGACGGCCATTCAGAACACCAGCAAAGGTGTTACCAGTGTCATCTACATTCAAACCAGTGTTCAGAGCAGGTGTATAATCAAGTACACCAGCCATTGACAATGCAGAAGCAACGTCAGAAGAACAAAGGATGAAGTTACCCTTACCGCGACGAGTGTCGATTGCAATTGCATTTGACTCACGCTCGATTTGGAACAACAGACCCTTGAACTTTTCAACAGACCAACGACCATTGGCATCAACGTCAAGGTTGAAAGTACCAGGTGAAGCTGTACCAGCAGCACCAGTCTTAGCCTGAATATTCATTTCACGGATAACTTCTCGGTTGATTTCCGCAAGAATTTCTGTAGAAAGAATATTAGCAAGTTCAGCTTCTGCGTCGAGGCCGTGGATAGCCTTGAGGTCTTGTGACAATTCAAGTGAATACTCAGCTTTCAGTGCACGTGACTTAGCAGTTACCGTGGAACGCTCAATGCTGAACGCCATTTCACGGAAATCGTTAGTTCCAGGGGTATCTCCAAGAGCTTCCGCAGTAGCAGTGTCCATACCAGTAGGAGTAGCATTCTCATACCCAGGTGAAGCAAACGGGTCATCTTCTTGTGCAGCAAGAGGACCAGAGATAGGACCACTACCTGTAGAATAAGCAACATTTGCTTCATCATGCAGGGCTTCAGTCTTGCTAGTAATACCAGCTGTTCGGTAATCGTTATAACGAGCCTTCATTGCAAAGATAAGACCAGTTGGTCCAGTCATTGGTTGTACACCAATCATATCATATGCAATAAGGTTAGGCATAGCACGACGCACCAAAGAAATCAGGATTGGGTCCCAATTGTTGATGTGTGCACCAGTCGCATTCAGAGGGGCTTCCGCCAACATCTGACGCTCTTCACGAAGAGCTTTTTCTTGGTTCTCAAGAATTACAGCAGTAACAGAACGCTTGTAATTATCGGTGATCGCAGGAAGATCAGCGTGTTCAAGGATCGGTTGCCACTTTTCTTGTAGGTTTTCTGACATAAACATTTAAGTTTGTCTCCTTTTTTTAACCTATCTTAAAATGGTTTTAGATTTGAAAGTGCAGAGAGGTAACGTTGCATATCTGGGTTAGCGACAACCGTAGAATCTTCTTCTGCGAATTCTCCTGTCCCTTCTTCAACTACTGTTTCTTCTGCGATGGTTTCACTATCTACTGAAAAATAAGCTTCCTTAATTTCAGTAATTTTTTCAGCATAGTCTTCTTCATTCTTGAAGTCTACACCTTCAGCAAGTGAAGCCAACTTTTCTCGTTGTGATTCAGTGAGATCAGAACATGCATCTCTCACAACATTTGCCCTTTTGAGTTCAGTAACTTCTTCTGACAAATCCATGTTCTTAGACACTTCAGCATCAAGTTTAGCTTCCATCTCATCCAGACGGTTTGAGAGTTCATCCATAACATTATACTTCTCATCGGGGATGTCAACATAATGTTCAGTGAACAATGTCTTCAAACCATTGATGAAGTTTTCTGTCATCTCAGAACGCAAACCTCTTTCAATTGCAAGTTCGTTTTCTTTCGTCCACTCTTCTGCACAATAGGTCAAGTACTTATCAACTGCTTGAGCAAGCTCTTCGTGAATTTCCTTAACAGAGGTTTCTAATTTTTCTTCGAATTGGGTTTCCAATTCTTCTTTAATGTTATTAACTTTAGAAGTTACAGCAGCCTTGAAAATAGTATGGGCTTTCTCTGTATTTTCTTCAGACAACTCAAGAGATTCGGCAATTGCTCGGATATCTTCGTCGATATCAACTTCTTCAGGGATAGGTGCTTTCTTGGGCTCTTCCTTATCCATCTCTTTCTTATTAGCAACCGCAGCAGCTTCACCATCATCGACAACAGATTCTTCGACTTCTTCCTCGTCTTCTTCTTCCATGTCATCTTCTTCTTTGGATTCTGCTTTTGGTTCTGCCGACTTCTTAGGTTCAGCTTTGTCTGCTTCTTTTGCATTAGCATCCATAGCATCTTCTGCGTCGTCATCAGTTTCTTCTTCGACCTCTTCTTCGTCTTCCATGTCATCTTCTTCCGAAGCTTTAACCTTCTCATGGATTTCTGAAACTTGGTCTCGGTCCATATCCTTCATGGACTCTACGATTGAACGAGCAATTTCAGCCTTCGTTAAAGATGCATCTACTTCTTCCTCATTAATGGAAGAAAAAACTGAACGGAGTGCATCCTTATCCATAGACTTCATTTCACTTACAACAAGTTTAATGAGTTCCAATTTGGAAATTTCAGTGCTCTCAGAAACAGCTTCTTGCTCATTAGCTTTGTTATCTAACTCTGCCATTTTAAA